AGGAGTTAATAAAATGTGGGGAGATAAGACATACATTCCGCATTCGGTTAAATATGCTACCGAGGATTACGGTATTGAGATCGCCATAGTGGAGATTGACATTCAGGCAGAGGTTGTCTCTATCACCTTGAAGAGTCCGGAAGGGGACTATTTGGCGGAGTATAGAGCAAACGAAGACGGCACAGCGACAAGAATTGAAGACTCTTAGTCATTTCGGTATCCTAAGGACTATTTATTTCTGATAAGTTATCAGATTTGGAGTAATCTTATGTCTTCACTATTAGAAGAAGCAATTGTAGACGCTAAAGCCCTCAAGGAAGCCGCATTAAAAAATGCAGAAGATGCTGTATTAGAGAAGTATTCGGGAGAAGTTAAGAAAGCTCTTGACACTCTCCTTGAGCAGGAAGAGCCAGCTTTAGAAGAAACCGATAATGGTGAAGATCTCATGGAATTCGCGGACTCTGTGCCGCTGGCACACACAAACGAAGAACTCGGCGAGCCCGCAGCAGAGGAAATTGTAGAGATTGATTTCGATGCCCTTAAGGCTCGCCTCGAAGAAGAGGACGAAGTGGTCGAAAGCGATGATATGATTGATGCCACAGCCCTGGCTGACGCCCTTGAAGAGGGTGAGATGGGTATGAGTGATGTTGAAGACCCTTCCGCCGCAAATCTTTCGGGTGCGACACAGGTCGACATTGAAAAGGACAATGCCATGTCGGATGAAGACATCGAGTCCGCCGCAGTTGAGGAGTCCCTGGAGGATGAGGACATTAACCTCACCGAAGAGATGATCGCCGATCTTATTGAAGAGCTTACTGTGGACATGACACCGCGACCCGGCGGCTGGTCCGCCATGCAGGCTGCCTACAACAGCGTAGAGCAGGCTAACCAAGAGGCTGAAGCAGCAGCGGCTGCAAATGCCCTTGACGAGGAAGACGAGGAAGAAGCCGAGGTAGGCACCGTGGATGTTGTATCCGACGCCACCTTCTTCGAGTCTAAAATCTCGGAACTTACAGAATCCAACAGAGAGCTTCGTGCTCTCGTTATGGAAGCCAAGAATCAGCTTACAAAGCTGAACTTGGATAACGCCAAGCTTGTTTATCAAAACAAGGCTTTGAATAGCGCCTCCTTGAATGAGCGACAAAGAACACAAATTGTCGAAGCTGTTCAATCTGCCAATTCAGTTGAAGAAGCAACCATGATTTTTGAAACAATTCAAAACGCAGTGGGGTCCACTCCTGATCAGAGAACACGACCACAGACACTTCGTGAAGCGGTTCAAAGACCAACGTCGCTTTTGATAAATTCCAAGAAAAACAACGAGGCAAATAAAGACCCTAACTTGGGTCGTATGCTGCGTTTAGCAGGTTTGAATAAATAATGACATTCATTAATAACAATATTAGGAGGTTTTAAAAATGTCTATCGTCGAGAAATTGACCGAAGGCATCGTTAACCGTGATCTCTCCGCAGAAGGCGCTGCTCTCATTAACAAGTGGGAACAGACAGGTCTTCTTGAGGGTCTTGGTGACGATGTTGTTCGTAACGGGATGGCTCGTCTGCTTGAGAACCAGGCAAAAGAGCTTCTCCGTGAGGCGTCCAGCATGTCCGCTGGTGACGTCCAGGGTTTTGCAGCTGTTGCATTCCCACTTGTACGCCGAGTATTCGGCAACCTGATCGCTAACGAACTCGTTTCCGTTCAGCCAATGAGTCTCCCATCGGGTCTCATTTTCTTCCTTGACTTCACATTCGCTGGTACTGACGGTACCAACACACGCATGGGCTTTGAAGCCGGCACTTCCCTTTATGGTGGTGGACGCGTGGGTAGCCAGATCACTGGTGGTGTGAACTTGGACGGAAACGAGGGCACAGCTGCCCAGGGTCCATACAACCTGCGTAACGGTTACTCGTCTCCAACAGGTTCGCTCGTCGCTGGTGATTCGACAATCATCGCTTCGGGTACTCTTGGTGCTGGCGGTACTGTTACGGCACTCAACTCCTCGTTCACAGCGAAGGGTTCTACCAAGGGACTGCTCAAGCTCCCAGGTGCAGCCACAAATGGTGCAAATGAGGCTAACACAGTTCTCCGTTTCGACCCAGACCTCACGTCGGGTTCGCAGTGGTTTATTGTTGAGCTGGCAGTCGCAGACTCTGACTTCTTTAACCGTCAGGACCTGAGTGCCATCTCCGCCGTCGCCGCCGCAGGCGCTCCGCTCTCCAGTGCTACGCTTGTCAACCGTCTTTCGGCTCTGTCGCGATCCTTTAGTGATCCAGACACGGTCAACCCAGACGTTGTTCGACTTGTTTATGTAACTACAGGCTCGACTGCTACCCAGTGGGCTGCAGCCAGCGCCGCTATTGACGCGTACACTTACCAGATCCCAGCAGCTGATAACTTCCAGGCTGGTGGATCTCTCGGCTCCGTCGAGGGTGAGATCCCATGGGCACTTGAGGCTAACACAGCGATCCCAGAGATCGACATTAAGGTCGACTCGGTAGCTGTCACAGCTGTCACCAAGAAGCTCAAGGCTAAGTGGACTCCAGAGCTTGGTCAGGACCTCAACGCATACCACAACCTGGATGCAGAGGTTGAGCTTACTCAGATCCTTTCTGAGCAGATCGCTATGGAAATCGACCGCGAGATCCTTGAGGACCTCGTAGCCGAGGCACGTGCCGGTATTCGCTACTGGTCGCGCTCCCCAGGTAAGTTTGTTAACCGTGAGACCGGTGTCGAGATCGGCGCCAGCAGCACTCCAGACTTCACTGGTAACGTCAGCGAGTGGTATGAGACTCTCATTGAGACAATCAATGATGTTTCGGCTCAGATCCACCGTAAGACTCTCCGTGGTGCAGCTAACTTCATCGTCTGCGGACCTGAAGTTGCTAACATCCTTGAGTTCACAGCTGGCTTCCGTGCTAACGTGACTGCTGACAGTGACCGCGGTGACGCGGGTGCGCTGAAGGTTGGTACTCTCTCGAAGAAGCTCGACATCTTTGTCGATCCTTACTTCATCCGTAACGTGATCCTCGTTGGTCGCCGCGGTAGTAGCTTCCTTGAGAGCGGCTATGTCTACGCACCTTATGTGCCACTGCAGACCACACCAACTATCTTCGGTGTAGAGGACTTCGTACCTCGTAAGGGTGTCATGACCCGATACGCCAAGAAGATGGTCCGTCCAGATATGTACGGATTGGTCATCTGCTCGGATCTTGTCACAGGCTAATAGCCTGACCTAAGGTCAAAATAGTGAAAGCCCCGTCTCTTTTGAGGCGGGGCTTTCTATTTATTAATAGACCAATCGAGGAACACTAAATGGCCATCCCTAAACTTTATCCTGCTTCTACTTCAAATGCCAACATTCTCCCGGCTACCGGATCCACTACCAACGTAGCAGTCACGCTGCCGTTTGGTGTGTACAGTGACTCCACATATTTCCTTTCGGGAGCCGCAGACCAGGTAGCCTTTACTTACAAGAAGCTGGGTGGCGATGTCCTCGATATTGAGTTAACAGAAGGGAACGTTTACGCAGCCTACGAGGAAGCAGTGCTGGAGTATTCATACCTTCTCAACCTCCATCAGTCCAAAAATACACTATCCTCGTACCTTGGGTCTACTACAGGATCTTTTGATGAAGTCGGACAGATCCAGTCAGGATCAGCACTTTCAGGTTCTGATATTGCCCTCCGCTACCCCCGTTATGAGTATGGCTACATCAAGCGTGTCACCGAGGGACTCTCTACTGAGGCAGGTCTAGGGGGGACAGTTCCCATCTACTCTGCCTCGATTGATACAGTCCCTGGTACTCAGGACTATGACCTCCAGTCTATTATCT